GTTAGGATACAACGGACGTGCGTTTACTGATACTAGCGACTGGACCGCGCTGCGGATATTATTCGCGGTCAAGTAGGTGCCGTTTGCAAGCTGGATATTTACGCTTGAATCGACGCCCGTTGCGGTGTCAGAGGTGTACTGAACAAGAGTGTTCAGGGTTAGGGCCAAACGGTAATTCTTTTGTGTTTAGCTGCGTGGATTCACATCCACGAGACACCTGCCTAAGCAGGAGCAGACTCTATCTTCACTTCTTGCGAAGTGTCTAACGTATTAGTCGTTTGCGTGCTCTTACGAGAATTTTGAATTGATTGTAGCTTTAAATAAATCGGCTCTCTGTCTTTGTTAGGCGTTCGGACACCTTGTAGTACGAGTAGAGCATGTTCTCTTTTGAGAACGATATAAGGCAATATTGACAAGAGAAACTTTTCAATTTCTTTCTTATCATACAAAACCCAAGTATGCAAATCACTATGATTTGGGTTTTCGTATTCTTTTAGATACTGTCTACCTTGCGTATGCGTGTGCAGCCAAGCAATAAGGTTGGCGTTTGTATTCGGTATTTCTATCTTAGGTTGTAAGGAACGTGTAGAAGGATTGATTTTTAGTGATCCTTCCGAATCAATCAAACCTGCTATATACGCGTTCGCTTCCTGCCGAGATAGATTACGCTTGAACGGAGGATAGTCATTATGGTTTTGATTGGCATGCTGAATTGCTTTTGCCAACCTTAATCTTTCTTCGGGACAAGCCTTACGTCCTAAAGCAAGATGTTCTAAAAGAATATCGGCTTGCGGCCTTTTTATTAAAAGATACGGACGAATTTGAGAAACAATTTCTGTAAGTGCTTCATTGCTGGCTATTTTCCAGTGATACACATCCTTGTGTTTCGGATCGGGACGTTCATACTGAAATTGACTTCCACCAAAGTGTTTGGCTGCCCACTTACAAATTTCTGGAGTGGTACACCCAATACTCATGTAAGGTTTAGTAACCTGTTGTTTTGTGCCTTCGTAAGCAACGGATATACAAATCGTTCCGTCGCCGTCGATAAGCCCAGCAAAATAAGCTAATTTAGATTTTGTTCTCATTCGTTCCTCGTGAAGGGTTACGTCTGTCTTGTTGAGTTTATACAATTTTAACAGATTTAGTTAGATTTTAGGAACCCAATTTTTCGTTTAAGTTCCGTGGCCAGGTTGTTTAGAAGACCTGGTTCGTCAATTGCAACATCAAGTGCCAAGTCAGATGCGTTGATATAATCGCTGTACTGACCAACGGTCGCGTTGATTTTGGTTGACGATTCGGAAATAGGTGATCCTACTGTACCTTCCAGTTGTGTTAACTAATCATCGCTGAATAGCTCGGACTATATCACCATCCCGAAGGATGTGTATCGTGTAGTCTCTAAGGATTCCCTTGCGGGTCTTTCCTCGGGATTGTCCCATATTCTTATGGGTCACATTTGACCGCGCTGCATATTGCTGTGCAGATGAGACTATATCATTTGATATCGGCGTGTAGTCGTTACGGATTCCCTTGCGGGTCTTTCCTCGGGATTGTCCTCTTGGGAGTTTCCCCGATATAGCCAATTTTATTCACCACCTCAATGATGGTGTGTTCGCTTTCAAGTTAGGGCTGTGTGTTTAGGCTGCGTGAGCAGCGCACTCGTAATCACTTACGAGAACAGACTCTATCTTCAAATTGCATAGTATACTAGACAAATCAGAGAAAATACTTCTCTTTGCTTAGTATATTAGACATTTTGTCTTACGTTATGGTCGTTTCGGTGCAAACTCTTAATGACTGTAGCATGTCGTTCACTTCTTTCTTTTTCTCCACCAAATAGGGGATGATAGAAAGAAGAAACCGCTCGGAGTTGGTTTCCATATCTTCGCTGTGGGGTGTGATTTTATCTGTTATTCCCGTTGCGTCGATTATCCCAGCTTGATAGGCTGCAATCTCTCGTCTGGTCTTCACGGCTTGTGAAGATTCTGTAAACTCGTCCATTTTCTGGATAACGTACTTTGCGTCATCCTTTTTCTCGAACAAAAATGGGTAGAGTTCCTTTAATAAAGAGGGAAGTGCTTTCTCGCCGGTCAGTTTCCAGTAGTAGATCTTCTTCTCGTCGTCAGGTACTCGGATGAATACGCCGCCAAAATGAAGTACTAGGAACTTGCAGACTTTACGTGTTGTGTTTCCTGTATGAACGGAATACTGAATTTTGTGAATTACACCGTCATCTTGACCGATGAAACCACCTGTGTCCAACATTCCCGATAAATAGGCTAACTTAGACGTTCGTGTCATTTATGAGTTTGTTACCTCCGTCTTGTCTCTTCCATTGTATACCAAAGAGAGATTAACGGATATGGTAAGATTTTAATTCAACACTTGTTCATTGAATGTTGTTGCCAGAGTGCATCGGCAAAGGCCACTGTTTGGCCATACCCAAAAATGGGGTATTTGCCTTTAAGTTAGGAATCGCTTTGCGCTCGTAGTAGGTTGCAAGCAGGTTGGGTAGTTGACCCGAAGATACCTGTATGCTGGATGGGGTATAAGCCATTTGTTTTGTTTGTGTTACATTCGTCTGTGGCGCTAACGTCCGTTTTTCTGACGATTTAGTCTATAGGTTCTCATCGCTGATTCGACTACATCGTCGGACCAATTGTTAACGTCTTCGTCTGGGAGCGCCTGTTCTGGGGAGGCAAGGGCTGGTCCGCCCGTAACTCGTATTCCAAAGTTGGCCGCTCGCGTTCTGCCCGCTGGCTGCGGATTATCGACCGGAGGCACAGCAGGTGCCAGTACAGGCTCCGGAGTTGGAGTCGGTACAGGCGGTTGTGGTTCCGGTACAGGCTTTACAGTCTGGCGCGGAGCCGGTGGTTGAGGCGCGACTTCCAGCAATTCGCTGGCAAGTAAGTCGTCTTTCGCCTGTTCTAGGTGTTCAACTGTCCATACGCCCCGTTCGAGCAGGTCTATGGTAAGTTGATCCATATCTTCGTCTGGTTGAATAGCTCTTCCGAGACTTTTCTTTACCAGATACCGAACTACTGTGTAAAAATTACGCTGTGTTGGGTAGTAGTCGGGATTTTGCTGAACGAAAGCGTTGGCTGCGGCGCTGATATCAGCAAGCTGGTGCGTCAGGGTAACTTCGTTCAATTTCTGTGCGACTTCCTGTGGGGAAAGTCCGAATCTCTTCTCGTAGTAGTAGTCTTGCGCAGCCACGGGGTTGGATTCAAAAAGTGTTTTGTACTCCCATGCTTCATCGGCAGTCAGATCGTGAACGACAACCTTCTTGGGTGCGTTGACCTTGTTTGGAACCGAAGTTGCGCTTCCCTCTCCCAACTTTACCTTGCGGTCAAGTTCTCGGACTCGCTTGGTGGCGTTGCCTTTTCCGAGGGCTAGGCGGGTAAGCAGTTCGTCCTTTGTCTTACCATAAAATCTCTCAGGTTGCGTACCTGGAATGTGTGTGTCTACTTCGGCGTACCATTGACCCTTACGTTTGTCAATAGTTACGGTAACGCCGTTTTCATCAGTTATAGTACTTGGCTGCAGTTCGGGTTCTGGAGCAGGTGTTGGTTCTGGAATCGCCGCTACTGGTTCTGGCGTGGGATCGGAAACAGGTTCTGGAGCAGGCTCGACAAAACCTTCTTCTTGAGCGATGCGAGGAAGTTCCTCGAAATATGTGTTTGAGTTATCTGCTAGTCGGAAATCTTCATCCAACCAAGGATCAATTGTAGGGGTTGCCATATAAAATCATTCTCCATCGCCAATCGGGCGAAGCGGGGTATGGTGTATAAAAATTAGTGAAGTTATGTCTTCGGGCTAAAATACTCTTTAGTGTATTGCCATTCGTTTCTGGCCCAATCACTGCTTTTTTGCTCCAAAGACTGTATTGCTTTACTGACACTTTCTTTAGCTAGGCTGTCTACGTCTCTCCACTCTTCGGTATCTTCTCCAAAAAGTTTATTAGCTATCTGCCCGAAAGTCCTCTCAAAAGAAGAATTTATAAGATTTTTTATAGCCTTATTTTGTTCTTTGTTGGGAATCGAAGCACTAATTAACTGTTCTGTTTCTGTGTAAAAGTTACGCAGGTGTTTTTGGATGGCTTCGCCATCAATTTTACTTCTCATTTTTGTCTCTTTATTGGGATTTTCTGATTGCTTAACGTGTTATCAGAACCACGGTTACTGCTGTTTCAACCGGGCCAGAATTTCTGGTGGTTGCTTTGAGGATTCGATAGCGCTCAGTACTTCATACTTGAGGTTATCGAGTGTTTTATTGACTGCATACGCAGTGGCATGTGCGGCCAATACTAAATCTTTATCGCCGGGATTGATGTCCAGCAACTCTTGAGTGGCGTTTAGCTTATGGGATTCAAAAGCGTCAAGAAGAACTGCCCAACCGGGCATAATAACTAATTGTTGAAGTGCTCTGCCGTTCCAGAACTGGGTGATAGTGTTACGTTCCTCTTCTGTGAGAGGAGCCGCTGATCCAAGTTCCAACGTCGTCATTAATTCGTCTGGATTAAACATTTTATCTCCCTACAAATTCATGGTAGGTTTTACTCTTCTTTTTAGAGTTACAAGATGCACACGACGGAACTAAGTTTGATGGCCAGTTTGTTCCGCCTCTCGACAAAGGAATCATGTGTTCTGCTTGAACTGTATTTATATCAAGATCACAACGACAATAACGACATACGTATCCGTGGTAAGCAAAACGAGCCGCAAATTGTTTTGCAGTAAAAGTTCCGAGTGCGCCTACTTCCGCAGCCCGACGACGACTATGTATCGCTCTAATAACGTCTGGGTTAGAACGCCACCAATCGCGACGTTTCTCAACGTTTTTCGCGTTATACTCACGAAAATATTCTCTGTATTTTTCTGCGTGAGCCTCTCGATACTTTGTAATTCTGGCTCGAATACGTTCATTATTTTCTAAGTAGCGTTTTCTTTCTTGTTCTTTTACGACTTCAAGATTTTGTTCGTACCATCATCTACGTCTTATACTGTTGTGTCTTTTAATACAAACAGCACAGTATGTGCATTTTTCTGAAGAAGTTAAAGAAAAAACAGCTTATACACCATTTTGGTTTTATTTCTTCTTTATTTTTAATCTGTTCTTCTCTTATTTTCGCGTATCTATCGTGCCAATATTCCTTGTTGTAGAGTTTCTTGCAGGGAATGCAATATTTTTTACGCGAAGAGTTCAGTTCTACTTGACAAGTAACACATTTATTCATATATTACTATTGTACCACAACTTAAACGCGTTTGTCAACTACTCCCCACCAAATCCGCGACTACCGGGTTCGCCTTCAATAGCTTCTGGAGTCGCGGAAGTTTCGATTGCATGTCTTATGACATCCCGCGCAGCTCGCCCTGTGTTCTCCTGATCCAAAAGCTCTTGTTTCTGACTGAACTGCTGTTGTTGTTGAGATTGTGCGGCCTGTAGTTTTGCCTGTGCTAGCGCAGCGGGGCTGTTAGCTTGCGCTCTCTGAATCTCCTCTGGAGACATATCCACAATCAACTGATAGTACTCATCTGACATCTCAGCCGCTTCCATAAACATGTGGATCAATTCGGGAACATTTACTTTCTTATGCTCGCCTTCAAGCTGTTGCAGTATAAACTGGCTCTGTAGTGTTGAACTTAAGATAGGTAGCGCCTGAGCCAAGTTACGTCGGACTGACATCTTTGCACCAGCCAAGATACTGAACTTAACAACAGCATTCAATAACTCGATGATATCGCCCTTATTCTTGAAGTACGCGCTCTGAAGTTCTTCGTTCAGAATCCGCTTAATTTCCTTTACCGGAAGTAGGCCGCGATTCATTTCATGAACGTTGTATAGAAACGGCGTGATAACTTGATCGGCTAGCCTATCTACAAAATCTGCTGGTCTGTTACCTGCTCCTGCGCCGAGTAGGTTTGCTCCAGCGGCGGTGCGGGCTAGGTTGGAGTGTCCGGATGATCCA